GCTCTACCTCACGCCCACGTTCTCCCGCGCCCGTCCCCGCGAGACCGCCAGCGTCGAGGAGAAGTACAAGGTCGACGGCAAGGCGCTCCGCGCTGCCGGGTATGAGATATCAGACACCGCAATCAACGAGAAGCATTGGTTCATGCGGGTCTGGGACGACAAGGCCGAGACTTGGTTCCTGCCCTGGCCGGTCTCCAATGAGAAGGCCGTGCCGGTCGTCGACCCCAAGCGCACCGTTGTTCACGGCCTCGGCTTTTGCCCGCTGTTCTGGATCAAGAACCTGCCCGGCGGCGAGGGCGTGGACGGCAAGAGCACCTTCCGCCGCGCCATCGAGAACGAGATCGAGATGGACTACCAGATGAGCCAGAGCGGTCGCGGGCTCAAGTACAGCTCCGCTCCGACCCTGGTCATCAGCACGGACGAGCCCGGCACCAGCCGAGATCACGTCGCGGGCGACGCCCTCCAGGTCCCAACTACGGGCGACGCAAAGTTCCTGGAGGTCGGCGGCGGGGCCGCAGCCGCAGTGATCGCGCACTGCGACAAGCTCCGGCTGATTGCTCTGGAGGCCATCGGTGGCTCTCGCTCCGATCCCGACAAGCTCGCGGCGGCCACCAGTGGCCGAGCGATGGAGCTGATGAACCAGACGGTCATCTGGCTCGCCGATCGCTTGCGCATGTCCTACGGCGAGGGGGCACTGCTCACCATCCTGCGGCGGATCGCCGATCTGTCCGCCAGCACCCCGTTGCAGCTTTCGACGGGCGAGAGGGTGCCGAGCATCAAGACCTCGGCCCAGATCACGCTCAAGTGGCCGCAGTGGTACCCGCCGACCCAGCAGGACAAGCTCGTCCAGGCCCAGGCGCTGACCAGCCTTGTCGAGAACGGCCTCATGAGTTCCGAGACCGCAACCGAGACCCTCGCCCCTTGCTACGACATTGAGGACCTGCCCGTCGAGATAGGTCGCATCAAGGCCGAAGCGGCGGAGAAACAACAAGCCGCCCAAGCGGCTCAACCAACAGGAGCCCCGAATGAGTAACCAGCTCTCGCTGTTCACGGCACCAGAGCTTCTGGCGTCCGCTTTTCGTGTTCCCGGCGTCCTCATCCTTGCCGTCAACGACGACGGCTCGGTGAGCGTAAACAGCCACGGTCTCAACCACCGTGGAGCCCTCGATGCGCTGACCATCGGCATCCACGCCGTCATGTGCCAGCACGATGAAATGGTCGCGAAGGGTATGGCCGGAGAGGCTGCCCGCGATCTCTTTGAGCGATTGGGAGAGATGACGTGATTTGGAAATTCGCCCCCCGGTTCACCTACGACAAGCCCGAGGACCCCGCCGCTGATCCGGCTCCCCGGCCCCGCGCAACGCCTGCTGATGAGATGTTTTCGGGCACCTACGTCAAGGAGCTTCGCGCCGAAGCCAAGCTGTTCCGCACCCGAGCCCGCGAAGCGGAGGCCGCCAAGGAGGCCGCGCAGCGCGAGCGAGACGCAGAAAAGGCCCGTGCCGACGCCGCCCAGGCAGAGGCCGACAAAAAAGTCACACAGCGTCTCATTCGTGCCGAACTCAAGGCTGCGGCCATCAAGGCCGGGATCGTCGATCTTGACGGTTTGGCCTTTGTCGACTATGAAAAGCTCAAGTTGAAGGACGACGGGACGATCGAAGGCGCTGACGAGCAACTCGCTGCGCTGAAAGAAAAAAAGCCCTACCTGTTCGGTACCCAGGGCACCACGACCGGCCCCAAGCCCCCTTCCCCGTCCGATCCCAAGGTGGTCGACGTGCGGAAGATGTCGACGGCAGAGTACGCTGAGCACAAGCGCTCCCTCGGTTTGCGTTAAATCCCCAACATAGGCCATCGGGACCTGACGTCCATGGGCCTCCTAACAAAGGAGGGCCGTGGCCCCGATGCCTATTCAGAATTTTCCCGCTGCGCTCCAGCCGATCATCCAGCAGAACATGCTGGCCCGCGAGTTCGAGGAAGCGATCCGCTCCCAGCTCATTTATCGGCAGATCGCAGATCGAGAGACCTTCCCGAACAGCGTCGGCGAGACCATCACTCGGACCCGTCGCGGCCTCAAGGCACCGGTGACCACGCCGCTCAACCCGGCGAATAACACCAACCTCGACAACGGCTTGACCCCCTCCGGCTGGACGGTCGAGCAGTACACCATGACCATCGACATGTATGGCGATGCCCAGGACCTCAACACGGTCACGCAGGGCGTCGGCATCGTGCGGCAGTTCGTTCAGAACGCCCGTGTCAACGGCGTTCAGGCTGCGCAGTCTCTGGACCGGCTTTCGCGCCGCGCTCTCTTTGCCCCCTACCTCGGCGGCAACACGCGCGTCGTGACGACCTTGGGCTCTGCTGGTCCGGTGGTTGCGGTTGATGACATTCGGGGCTTCCAGACTGTCCACGTCAACGGCGTGGTGGTTCCGGTCTCGAACACGAACCGGCTTGCGGTGACCGTGGGTGCCAGCGCCTACGAGCTGATCGGCGCGACGCCGGACGGGTCGAACGTCTCGACGACCCCTGACGGCATCTCGGGCACCCTCACGTTCTCGGGCAACGTCTCGACTGGCAACGGCACGGCAGGGAACGCGGTCACGTCGGCCGTTGGCTCGAACATCCTCCGCCCGTCCGCCCGGGCGACCACCGCGGCTCTCCAGGGCACCGACAAGCTGACGATGGGCTTGGTCCTGGATGCGACCACGCTCCTGCGCAACAACAACGTCCCGACCATCAACGGGCTCTACAATTGCTTCCTGGACCCGACGTCCATGCGGCACATCTTCTCCGATGGCGAGTTCCAGCTCCTGTATCGCGGCCTCGGCATCACCAACAACCCGGAGTTCCGTGAGGGCATGGTGTTCGAGACGATGGGCGCTCGCTTCGTTGTCACGACCGAGGCGTATCAGCAGACCCATCCCAGCAACGCCGCGCTCCGCATCCGCCGCCCCATCGTTTGCGGGCAGGGTGCGATCATCGAGGGCACCTTCGAGGGGCAGGCGGCCAAGGACACTCCGGCCAACGCCATCATCGATGTCATCGACGACATTGTGATGGTGACCCGCGAACCCCTGGACCGCCTCCAGCAGATCATCTCGCAGGCTTGGTATTGGATCGGCGGCTACGCGGTCCCGACCGATATCACCGCCAACCCGACGATCATCCCGACCGCAACCAACTCCGCGTTCAAGCGCGCGGTCGTCCTGGAGACCTGCTGATGGCGAAGGTTCGCAAACCTAGCATCGAGGAAGTCAACGAGGAGGCGATTGCCAGCTATCCGCCCCTCCCCGAGTTCGTGGTTGTCGGTGCGGACGCCGTGGTCACCGCTTACGGGGTGACCATCGGCTACAAGGCCGGTCAGCGCGAGCCAGCCACCGCGCGCACCATCGAAATCCTCAGTGCCAACGGCATCCCCTACACACTGGAGTAATGATCGATGAGCACGCGAGGGCTACTCGATAGGGCCGGCGGTGACGGTCGGCAGGGGCGCTCAGCTCTCGGCAACGTGGCCGCTGGTGTTGGTCCGGCCCGCAAGAAACCCGGTTTTTTCGGCCGCCTCCTCAATCGCGCCCGTCGCGCGCTTGCTGGTGGCATCAAGGGCGGTTCCGGCGGCGGCTCTCCAGCAGGCGGATGATCTCGATGGTCATTGAATATTCCAACGGGGCAACCCCGAGCACCGCAGGGACGATGAAAAAGCCCCGGCGAAGCCTGGGCGGTCTCGGTGGACGTTCGGCGGCAAAAAAGCAGCCCGGCTTTTTTGGCCGTCTCATGAACCGCGCTCGCCGAGCACTCGGCGGGGGCAACAAAGGCGGCTCCGGCGGAGCCTCTGTGTAACCCACGTCGTCAGCGTCATCCCCTTCAACCGAATAGGACACAACAATGAAACTCCCGAAGTTCAAGGACGGCAACCGGGGCGGTGCAGCCCTCCGTGGCGCTCCTGCCAAGAAGGGCGGCTTTTTCGGCCGCCTCCTCAATCGCGCCCGTCGCGCGCTTGGTGGCGGCTCCAAGGGCGGCTCCGGCGGCGGCTCGCCCGCAGGTTGATGATCCCATGCTGACTGACGCTGAGAAGGTCAACGTCCGGCGATATTGCGGTTACCCGGTCGCCGGGTCGACCTCTCCCGGCGTCATGTCATCCTACCGGTTCCTTGAGGTGTATGGCCTCATGGAGTTCCGGCTCAACCATCTGGCGGCTGCGGAGGAGACGGCCCTACGGACCTATCTGACGCAGCTCGCCGCGCTCGAAGCGGCGATCCTGACCGCCAGCGAGAACCTCGATACTTCGTCCGCCTCGGTTTGGACCCACAACCCGAACGAGCAGCGAGACAGGGACGCACTCTACGATGGTTGGCGTCGCCGCCTGTGCGGCTTTCTCGGCATCCCTCCGGGGCCGGACCTCAAAGATAAACGCATTCGGGTGGTGCTGTAATGGACGGCGAGACGCTCCAGCTCCGGGTGCGAAGCGGCTACGAGAAGGCCGCACGCCGCGTTGGCATGGCCTACTTCCGCCATCGCCCGACTTCGGCGCTCGGTCCCTACACCGGGACACCCATCGAAATCCAGGCCAGCTTTGCGGCCTCCGGCAACAGCTTCAACTTCGAGAAGGGGCAGGAGCCCGGCGAACACCTGTTCAACGTGCTCGCAGACCCGGCAAATTTGGCCCCTGGCGACTATTTCGTGAGGGGGGACGTATGGGTCTACCTGATCGCTCGGGTGCCCGTCCTTGCCCCTCCTACGGCCATTCTGTGCAACACCCTCGTTACGGTCACGCGCGCCGCCGCCCCGGTGACGGGCTTGAGCCCCTATAGCGGCGACATTCGCGGCGTTGATACAACCATCCTCGCTGGCTATCCGACGCGGGTCAAGCTCGCGCGGGCGTCAGGGCCAGTGGTCGACCTACCGTCCGATGGGATGCAGTCACAAGTCGATTTTTGGCTGCCCGCCATCGCTCCGGTGCGCTCGGGCGACATTGCAACCGACAGTAGCGGTCGTCGCTACGTCATCGGTGCCGTGGAGCTGGATGGTTCGCTCTACATCGTTAAGGCCAAGGGGGTCGCGGGCTGATGGCGGACCTTGAGGACATCATGGCGGTGCTGGCCGGGGTCGTAACCGGTGCCATTTACCCGAATGGCACAGGTCAGGCACCGGTCACCGGTTTCCAAGCCTCGATTTTTCCGGGCTGGCCGGTGCCAAAGGCGTTGGATGACGCCATGGCTGCGGGCCGGGTTCAGGTTTCGATTTATGCCGACGACGCCGAGGCGGTGACCACCCGGTACCTGCCCGAGTGGCGCGAGGTTTCTCGTGAAACGCCGACCGTCGCGGTCTCGGTTGCAGGCTCAACCGTGACCCTTGTCGGCACCGTTTCGGCGCACGCCATTGGTGTCGCGATCGGCCCGGCAAAGATCATGTACGCCATGCAACGTTCGGACACATTGTCCACGGCAGCCGCCGCTCTGGGGGCGGCCATCCAGACCCAGACCGGTCTCACGGCCACCTCGTCCGGGGCTCAAATCACCGTCAATACAACTTTGCCGATTGCGCCGCTCGTGTCGGTTCCTGGCCGGATGGCTCGGGAGCTGACCCGGCAGATGCGCGACTTCATGATCACGGTTTGGGCACCCAATCCGAACGCGCGCCGCATGACGGGCGCGGCGGTCACGCTTGCGTTGAGCAAGATGCTTTCGCTGAACCTCGGCGATGGGTCTGTGGGCCGCATGACGTACCGTCGAACCCGCCTCTCCGACGAGTTGCAGACCGCAGCCGTCTATCGCCGCGACATCATCTTCACGGTTGAGTATCCGACCCTCGAATTTCGTGACGCTTACGAGGTCGCCGCCCCGCAACTGGCCTTGGCCGCCTCGTAAAGGAACCCGCTATGCCGATTTTTCCGCTTGGCCAGATCAACACCACGGCTCTGGAGGTCGCGGATGTCTACATTCAGATTGTCCCGCCGCAGTACCTGCTCAACGGCGTTCCGTCCAACATCGGCGGTCTTGTCGGCGCGGCCTCTTGGGGGCCTATCGATCAGCCGCAGACTTTTGGCTCGCTCGCGCAGTATCAGGCTATTTTCGGCCCCCTCAAGAACCGCGCCTTCGACATGGGAACCTGGGCTGCGATTTGCTTCGAGCTGGGGGCAACCGCGATCAAGGGCGTTCGCGTAACAGACGGGTCTGAGGCCCGCGCGACAGTCACGGTGCAAACGAGCTGTCTCACGATCAATTCCAAGTGGACGGGCACCCACGGCAACACGACCAAGGTCTATATCGGTCCAGGCTCTCGCCCCAGCACGACCATGGTCCGGGTCTCTATGCCCGGCCTGCTCCCCGAAATCTTCGACAATCTCGCGGGCTCCGGCAACGCCTTGTGGCTGGCCATGGCTTCTGCGATCAACAACGGCATCCCCGGGCAGCGCGGTCCGTCCCAGATGATCACCGCCACGGCGGGCGCGGGCACCGCTGCCCCGACCACTGCGACACTGAGCCTGTCCGGCGGCACCGATGGCGCAAGCGGCCTGGAGGCCAACGACCTGATCGGCGAGGACACCCTGCCCCGCAAGGGCATGTACGCCCTGCGCAACCAGAACGTCTCCCTGGCCGCCCTCTGCGACGTGACCGATCACACGCTCTGGGCGACCCAGAACACCTTCGGCTCTCGTGAGGGCATCATGATGTTCTCGGCTGGCGCGGCGGGCCAGAGCATCGCTACCGCGCGGTCGAACAAGAACAACGCGGGGCTCGATGACTACGCCTCGAAAATCCTGCTCGGCGATCACGTGTACTGGAACGACAGCTACAACGGCATCCCGCAGCGGCTGGTCTCGCCGGCGCCCTTCGCCATGGGCAAGTATCTGGCGCTCGCTCCGCACCGCTCCGGCCTCAACAAGCGGGTCAGCAACATCGCGGCGACCGAGAAATCGATGACCGGCCTGCCTTACACCACGGCCGATCTCCAGGAACTCGCCCTCGGCAACATCGATGTCATCTGCAACCCGGCTCCTGGCGGCAATTATTTTGCCCTCCGTAATGGCCGAAACGCATCGTCCAGCCCGGCCACCCGGAACGACACCTACACCCGGATGACCAACTACATCGCCGCGACCCTCAATCGCGGCATGGGCATCTACATCGGCGAGCTGCAATCCCGGCAGGCTAAGGACGAGACGCGGCGTCGCGCCAAGGCGACGCTCGACGCCTTCCTCACGGCCATGAAGCAGCAGGGCCAGATCGACGACTTCCAGGTCGTGCTCGACCTGACCAACAATACGCCCCAGCGGATCGCGCTTGGGTACATGCAAGCCGACGTCCAGGTCGTCTACATGAGCGTCGTCGAGTATTTCATCATCAACGTCGAGGGTGGCCAGACGGTCGAGATCAAGCGGGTCTCGCTCGAACAGGCGGCATAAGGAGCGGCTAGATGCCTATCAATACAAACTTCGGCACCATGAGCATCGGCCGCGACGTTGCGATCGATGCGGTGCTCGGAAACGGCCAAGTTCTGCGGCTCGGCAACGTCACGATGTTCGACGCCAAGCCACGCATCAAGAAACTCAACTCGCTGGGCATTGACGGGATCAACCGAACGGGCGTAATCCCGGAAGGGTGGGACCTTCGCCTGGAGGTCGACCGGCAGGACCGCACCATCGACGACTGGTGGGCGCAGTACGAGGCCGATTACTATGCAGGCCGAACCGTTCAGTCGATCACGGTCATTGAGACCATCGACGAACCTGACGGCACCGTTTCCGTGTGGCGTTATGAGGGCTGCTCCTTCCACTTCGAGGACGCTGGCGCTTGGAAAAGCGACAGCTACGTGAAGATGAAGTTGGCCGGTGAGGCCGCCCGCAAGATCCGCGTCCAGTAATCGAGATGGCGGGGGTGTGCTCTCCCTGCTGCCATGTCCCGGTGACCCCCTCCGGGATACTCCCGTCATCTCCCCCTTTCTTTGCGAGGATTTCATGGCGAAAGCCACCCCACGGACTAAGGCCGAGGACGCCGCGAGCGACGCGCCAGCGCCTTCTGTCAGTTCTCCGGTCGTCAACGCCCCGAGCGGCAACGTCTACACGCTTCGTCGACTGGCTCCCGTTCAGAGAATGAAGCTGTTCGCGGCCATCGGCCCCGAGCTGTCCGGCAACGGCCCCTACCTGGGCTATGCGGCCATCGCGTGCTGCGTTGCGTCCATCAACGGCGAGAGCATCGCCTTCCCGACCACGCGCCGCGATCTTGAGGCGGTTGTGTCCCGCATCAGCGAGGACGACTTCACGGCGATTGGGGCTCAGGTTGCGGTCCTCAACGGCTTCTCGCCCGATCCCGAGGTTGAGGTTGCCGTCGCAAAAAACTAACCGGCGCTCCTGGCTTTCGGGAGCGCGTCTACCTGATCGGCAAGGGCGTTCCTTGGGACGTTGCGTGGGAGATGTCGGACAGCGACGTCCTGGCCTATGTCGTGACGTTCGGGGAGCTTGAAGGGACTTCGACGTTCGACTGGAACACCATGCGCTGGCTCAAGCGGGAGGACTGACGGATGCTGACCCCTGCGGAGTGCGCGGCGATTTTCATGAACATGTTCCGGGGTGAAGAAGGGCGCATCCAGAGCGCCCTCGCCCGATCCGGCCGCCTGATCCGCGATGAGGCTCGCTCGGCCATCGGAACCTACAAGTACGGCTGGCCCCCGCTCTCGCCGCAGACGGTTGCCCGCAAGGGAGCGGATACCCCGCTTCTGACCACCGGCAGCTTCCGGGGCTCCATCAACTACACCGTGAAGGGGCATGAGGTCACGGTCGGGTCCTCGGACAAGCGTGCGGACTGGTTCGAGAATGGCACCAGCCGGATGCCCCCGCGTCCGGTGATGCGTCCCGCTCTGGAAGCCAAGCGCGCGGAAGCCCTCAAGATCATCGAGCAGGCCCTTGTGAAGCCGATCACCGGCTAAGAGTGTCCGCCCACTCGTAGAGCACGACGAATTGCGCGATTGCCCACCCACCCAGGGCGGCGATTGCCATGCAGATCAACCATCTAGTCGCCTTCCCCATCCCACCCCCTCAGCCTCGGCCGCCGCCGGGGCTTTTTTCGTTTGGAGCTGCCCATGTCCGGCATCTACACGGTAGGCGTTCGCCTCGTCGCCTACAACGAGGCCCACGGTGCATTGGCCGCAGTGGCGTCGCAGATGCTAAATCTGCACCACCTCGTCAACAACACGAACCTCGCGCTGGGCCGGTTCAGGATGGCCCTGGGCGGTATGGCCGCCGCCTTCGCGGGCGATCACATCGTCAGGTCGATGGCCAAGATCGTCGATCACGGCGGCGAGCTGCTGAAAATCCAGAACCAGATGCGGGCCGGTGGCTGGAACGCCACGGACACGGAGCACGCCACCGACAAAGCCTTCAAGCTGTCGGCGCAGTATCGGACCATCTCGACGGCGCAAATCCTTGAGATGCAAAAGGAAATGGCCCCCGTCCTCGGCGACCGCCACCATGCGTATGAGATCGCCGAGGTCATGACCAAGATGCAGGTCTCGATGCAGGGCGTTCTGGGGACCGAGAAGGCGGCGTCCTTCAACAAGCAGATCCGGGACGCGGTACGCGCGGGCGAGTTGTCGGGCAACGCCTTGCAGCCCGAGAGGTTCGAGAAGTATCTCGAAACCATGACCCGCGCCCTCAATGCCTTCGGCGGCACGGTCACGCCCAGCGACTTCTTCATGGCGACCAAGTACGGTCGGGCCGCATCGCTCAACTGGTCTGACCGGTTCACGGGCGAGGTGCTACCGACCATCATGCAGGAACTCGGGTCTAACTCCAGCGGCACGGCGTTCATGACCATGTACTCCGCCATCATCGGCGGCCGGATGCGGCAGAAGTCGATTGACAAGTGGGATGAGCTGGGTCTCATCGACCGCACCAAGCTCGACCCCAACAACCTGACGGCAGAGGGGCGCATCAAGTCGATCAGCCCGCAGGCGTTCGTGGGTTCGCGGATGATGATGACCGACCCCGACAAGTGGATCTCCGAGGTGGTTCTCCCGGCCATGATCAAGAAGGGCGTTCTTTCGCCTGCGGGCCTTGAGGCGATCAAGGCGGGCAACATCAAGGAGGGCGCTGGCGAGGAGGCGCGCAAGCAGATCACCGAGTACGTGGCGCTTTTGTTCGGCGACCGCACGGCTGCGGGCATGGCCGACATCCTCGCCCTCCAGCTCCGCAAGCTGGATCGAGACGCCAAGCTGGTCCGTGAGGCCGACAAGGACGGGTCGCGGTTCATGACCGACGACTACAACATGTCGAAGACGGCGGTCTCCACGCAATGGGAGCAGCTCTCGCAGGTGCTCGCCGGTCCGATGATGAAGGAGGCGACGGACGCGCTGAACGCGCTCGCGAAGGGCATTTCCGGGTTCCGCGAGGAGCTGCGGACCATGCCTGCCGTCACCACCGCTGCGGTCAAGGGCATTATGGCCTTCGGTGCCGCGCTGGTCCTCCTCGGCACGGGTCTCCTGATCTCAGCGGTTGGCGGCTGGCCGATTGTGATCGGCTCGCTTATTGTGGGCCTGCTGACTGCGGCCTTCGCCTACGTGACCCGCAACATGTCGTGGGAGAAGATCGGGACGCTGTTGTCGACCATCAGCAAGGGCATCGTGACCACCATGGTTGGGATCGCCACCGACATCGGCAAGGCCCTCGCCAACGCCATCATGTCGATCCCCGGCATGGTGATGGGGGCGATCTCGGGCATGGCCTCCGCGATCGGCAAGGCCATCTCTGGTGCCATCTCCGGCCTGTTCGGGTTCGGGGGCGGTAAGGGCGGTGGAGGAGGGGAGATGCCGAGCATGGATGGAAGCGGCGCGGTCATCCCGCAGCGCAACGTCGTGCCGCCGTCTGGGGGCCGCGCGAACGGCGTTCAGAACATCAACCTTAACGTGGACGGGCGACGGATGGCCCAGGTCACCGTGAACCACATTGTCGGTTCCAGCCAGCACACCACGGGAGGGGCCGGGTTCGACAGCGTGAGCGCCTCGACGCCGGTCGATTTTCACGCGTGACCTCACGGCAACAGGCCAGAAAATGCGGTCTCGGGGGTATTGTTTTGTTGGCCTCCGGGACCGGTCTGTGATACAAATTCACTTGGTCGCGTACTTAGTTTAACCGCCCATCGGATCGCGACGGTCATGGGGCACCATTTGCTATGGTCCGCCCCACCTCCAGGTCCTCCCGCCTCATCCTCGGCCCTGTCGCTTTCTCCGGGTTTGAAATCCCGGACAGCATCCCGTTCAGCGGGAAGCAGAAGCTGCATACGCACGAGCTGATTGGCGCTGGTCGTGTTGTTGACGCGATGGGCTTTTCCCCCCACGACATCCGGTGGGAGGGGCGGTTCCGGGGATCGAACGCCTTGTCCCGCGCGCGTCTTCTGGATGCGCTGACCCGGCAGGGCGCAACGCTTCCCTTGTCGTGGGGCGTTCTGTTCCAGTTCGTTGTCATCGAGAGCTTCGACCCGGACTACAGGCGGCCCTATGAGATCCCGTACCGGATCAACTGCCGGGTGACGGGTTCGGAGCTGGGTGGCGGGCTGCTTTCGGGCGGTCTGGCCAGCCTCGCCTCGTTAGCCGCCTCTGACATCGGCAAGGTCGTGTCTCTCGCAGGAGGCATTCGATGACCTACACGGGCGACATCCTCGCTTCGGCCAAGTACCTACAAGCCGAGCTGAGCGGCATCACCGACCTATCCCAAGAGACGGCGCACCGCAGGCAGGAGCTTGTGAAGACGGCTCGGGACTTGGTTGCGAAATGCGCTTCGGCGGTTTCGTCCCTGAGTTCGGACCTTCTGGCGGTCAAGCCGGTCCCCTCGGGCACCAATCCCATCGTGGCAGCGGCAGCAATCGCCAAGGCCCGCGACATCATCCAAGAGATGGGCCGTCTCTCGGAAATCCAGGGGTTCGCCGGCAGGGCGCTCCGCAACCTGGAGGCGGCGTGATGAGCCTCAACAGGTCCCAGAAGGCCCGGCGCAACCGGCTGTGGTTGGAAAACCCTCGCTGTCACTGGTGCGGGGTCGAAACGATCCTCCCTCTCCCCGGCCCCAAG